CAGGTGTAGCGCCAGGGGCAACAGCTTTCTGACGAGCAGCTTCGTAACGCTGAAGTTCGGGATCTTGGGCAGTCAGTTGAGCAACACGAGATGCTTCTGCTTGATAAGCACGTTCGGCGGCTGGTGAGCCACCTCCTAAGCGCGCTGAATAATCAGTATTTGCTCCGGGAATATCGCGACCTGTTTGATATTCTTGAAAACGACGAGACCGTTCAGCTGGGTGTCTAAGTCTGGATTCAATAGCATAATCTGAACGCAAGAACTCGGGATTAACAACAGGACGTTGCTGAATAGGTACATTAACCCCGCGAACTCGGTTTTTATAGTTCGTGACACCTTGCCCAAAACCCTGGAGAAGTTGCGAAAGAGATCTTCCTCCTGCAGCGGATTGTGTAGCCCTAATCAGATCTTCGATCATAATTACCTCCAAACCTCATGTAAATAGATACGAGAACCAACAGCTTCCCTGATTAAGAACATTCTAAATCAAGACACGCAAATTCCCGATAGAAAAGCTTTTTGGCATCCCGCGCCGCTTTCTTTGCCTCTTCTTCCGTTTGAAAATTACCAACCGTAATACGTTTACCTTCAAGAGTCACTCTAACTCTATATAGCCCCGTGTCTTTCCTTTGTGAATAACCTGCAAATATTTGATTAACTGCATTCTGCGGACGCGTTGCAAGTCTTAAATTCTTCCAGGTATTGTCTTGAGGGTTTCTGTTTTTATGCTCGACAAATAAATCGCCAGGATCTTCTTTTGTCATTAAAACCCAAATGACACGGCTTAAATAGAAGTTTCTATTTTTATGTGTTATTGTCCAAACCAGTCTCTTGCCTCGTTTTCGTAAATTTCCAACAGGTTTCCCTATCCGTTTAGCGTCTGAATTGCAGCGTTTTTTCTTTAGTACTACAATTCCCGTTTCAGGATCATACTTGTAATATGTGTTCAGCTCTTCAAAGGGAGGCAGTGAATCCCATTGAGAAGCCATGGCACGAGTAACAAAAGCACCTGTATACTAGCGCCAAAGCTCGTGCAGGTAAAGACGTGTGCCTACTGAAACGTCCGCTGGTCCTGGAAGACTCTGTATAAATTCAGCACCAGAGCGTTCGTAACGGTATCTGGCTTGGAACGGATCCTTGTAGTTGGGAACGTAAAGGATGCCGGCTAAACGGTTGGTTTCGTAGAGATAAATCTCATCCCAAACCTTAAGTGCCTCTTTGGCATTACTGGATCTGATCGTACGATCAACGTCACCAGCAATGTTTTCGATGCGTGTAGAGGGTGAAGTAGCTACTTCAGTCCTCTTTTCAGCAGTGTCGCAACGTCCAATTTGGATAGCAATTTTGTCATAGAAGTATGAATCCGGAACGGTGTTCATGGCTTCTTCAAGTCGGGCATAGTCACCCGCCGGCACGGAAACCGTGAAGTAGCCTAGGTGATACCTGACTCTACTCTTGTCAAAATCGCTGAGCTGCACAGCTTATTTCCGTATGTTCTCAATTATAAATGCAGTGAATTAAACAGCATACTGTTGAGACGCCATCGAAAGAAGCTGTTCAAACATATTATCTTGCTGTGGTTGTATTAATTGTTGGACAAGTTGACGTTTCATTTTTGTTGCACTACTTTCTTTGGGCTCACCCGCAAAACCAGTGCCAAGCAAGTAACCCATTAAAAACTCTTTAGGATCTGTACCAGCACCAGAGGGGTCGGCTACTTTAGTGCCCGTTAAATCGGCAGCTTCGCCCAAGGACTGCATATGTCCCAAACGAATCTTGTATTTATTATCTCCTGTAGTAAACGTAGACAGGTTTCCGTAAGCGCCTTGGTTTGCTAAAGGAACATATTTGCCCGCTCCTTCATAAAAGACTGGCGTTCCCTCTGGTAGCGCCCAATCCTCACCTTGGTGTTGACGACCTCCACGGGGGCCGAATTTAGAAGTAACTGTAATGCCAGCCTCTGGATTAAAGGCAAATTTACCTTCTGGAGTTTGAAGTAAAGCCGGAACTCTTTTTTCGCCAATACGTAGACCAGCAAGAGGAGTACGTATTGTTTCCGGATTTATAAGAGAGCCTGTTGCAAGATCTTCTACTTCAACATGTAAATGCGGACCAGTTGATCTACCAGTAGAACCAACACGTCCTTTAAACGTAATGCCAGCCATATTACTGTTTATTTTTAATTGTAAGACTAAAAAACCCCTGGTTTCCCAGGGGCCTAGTGTGGAGATAAGTAATCAAACCCTGATCAGGTCAGCGGCGATGACGGCCTCCCAATCAACCCGACCGATTTTCTTTAACTGTTCGAGATTGTTAAACCTTTCACCCGATAAGGACATTTGAAGATCTTTAATCTCTCGGGCTGTTTTCAATCCAATACCCTTAATATGATCAGCGATCATTTGAGCGGTAGCTGAATTGATATTCAAACGGTTGTCCGGGGGGAAGGTCCGTGGCTCTTCCTGCGCAGCTTTATCTTTTACCTGAAGAGTTTTTACCGTTTTGGTAGCAGCTTCATCAGGTGTAAGTTCAGTCTTGTATGCGGTATAAAGGCGACCGTCCTGATCTTCGACCATGAACCAATCGCCGTTATCCCATTCGCTTACAATCTTGACTCTTGCACCTGTTTTCTTGTGCTGATAAAGCAGTGCTGCAGTGGTTGACATAAGACCAGTTATTCACTGGTCTTAGTTTAACCTAATCAGCTAACAGTGCGGCCCAGGAGGTAGCCATCGATATCTTCGTAGCCAGGTGCCACGTCAGGTTGGACGTAGCAGCACTCAACCACCAGATAACCAGTACGGCCACCAGTTGCATCACCACTGGAGATGTAGAAACCACCGGAAGTAGCGGTGCTATTAGCAGTTTCTTTCGCAAACACCTTCAGGGTGGTGGCGGCGGTAGCAGCATAGTTCACGTTACCGGCGGTCACACCGGCAGCACCGGATGCAATCAGGAACGGATTGGTGCTGTAAGCAGCGGTACCAGCAGCGAAGAAGATCTCACCAGCTTGGGTACCAGACACGGTGGAAGCCAGGTTAGCCTGGATCACACCTTCACCGATACCAGAGGCAGCGGTGGGGCTACCACTGTTGCTGCGACCGAAGGAGATCACGTTACCGGTGGCGGCATACACACCGGAAGCAACACGACCATCACCCCAGCCAGAAGCAACGGAGATGGTGGCGCGATAAACATAAGCAGGCAGGGTGCTGCTACCAGAGATCACCATGCCGGTGATGTCGGGGCGAGTGTCGTCCTGGCGGTAAGGGGAAGGAACGATCACATCGGCTGCAGCCACGGGACCGCTACCGGAAGTTGCGGTAACAGGCACGTAACCACGCTGCTGGAAGTAGCGATAGCCAGGGACAGCCAGCACCGAAGTAGGGCCACCCTTGGAACCATCAACACTACCGCTGTCGTCGGTATCAATGTTCTTGTACCAACCGTTCAGAGGCTCTGCCCAGTTACCTGGGTAGATTTTTTTAGCGGACAAATAGGTCATTTATCTTTTCCTATATTTGGATTTATGGTTTGTTATCAGACAGTGCCGTCGTCAGACACGAAGCTGTAAGCAGTGGTCACGAAGTCCTTATTCAGGATGAGCACTTGAGCGTTAGGACCGCCGATACCCACACCGATGGACTGAGGACCGAAGAAGTAACCTTGAGCAGCTTCTTGAGCACTGTAGCTGGAGCCACCGTTGAAGGAGGCTTGCACAGTTTTGGTCGGGAAGTTGGTCGACTCGAAGAACTTAACGCCTTCAAACTGAACGCCGGTCGGCATCACAGGCTCACCAGCCAGGAAGTAACCCTGACCAGCTTGGGGACCCATGTAGAAGCTGGCGTTGTTAGGCATCATGGGGTTACCCATGTACATGCCTTGACCAGGGTTGCCGCTGTAACGAGCAATCTCACGGAAGTCGGCGTCACGACGCAGGTGCATCATGAAGGTGGGATCGCAGATGCAGCGATACAGACCATCAGCGAAGGTCGGAACGTTACGCTTGCGCAGATCCTTAACAATGGTCAGCAGGTCGGTCTTCACCTGGAACTGCTGAACTTCGTTGCCGTACTCAGTACTGGAGTAGGAGATACGACCAGAGGAATCTTTGGTCTTACCACCAGCGAAGTAGTAACCACCTTGGGTGGTAGAGGCAGCACCATTGGCTTCTGCTTTGGCGAGTTCATCAATGAACACGCGGTCGCGCCAACGACGATAGTCATCAAGCAGCGTCAGGCTACCGATGGACTGGTGGAACATGTTAAGGTTGCCCGAGTCCAGCAGGAGGCGCTGAGCCGTGATCAGGGTCTCGCGAGCAATCTTGAAGGTCGAAGGCTGGGTCGGATCACCCGGGTCGGCAGGACCAGTATATTCCTTAAGCACCACCAGGACTTTCTCCTTGGTGATGTTACGGCTGTTAGCGGTACCGATGGTTTGGTCGGCAATACGCTCACGGCTGTCCTTCGTACCAGGGGTACCCCAGAACTTATAGCGGTCTAACTGGACAGTTTGACCAGGCTGACGAGTGAAGTCATGCACGACCACAGGCTCGACTGCCATTTCTGCGATATACGCAGGATGGGGACGGTAAAGTTCCGCACCCAAGATTTTTGGAAAATCGTTCTCCTGGTCTCTAGTTTCTTAGAGGGGTGGACTATCTCTTCATCCCTGTGGGATGCCGGACGCTAAATCTGGTATTACGTAACAAGATCGTGTTACACCCAGTAGTCTCTGCACCTTCCAATCACGACTTGATTGGCTTGGCTCAGGATTACCCTCGTCTCTACGTTAGGGCTTCCCTGAATTCATCCGGTTTGCACTCATCGATTGCTCGGTGAGGTGACAACGTTGAGCGTTCAGTTGAAACAAATTTCTTTGTTTACCAGGACCTGAACTAGCTATCAATGAACACTTTGGCTTATCCTCCAGTGTCAGTTGGTTTTATCGGGTGAAAGATCAAGACACGTGTGTCTTATCTAACACAAATTTTAGCAGTCCGTAATTTAATATTACATGTACTGCGTGGATGCATACGGAGTTACACCGTACTTAGCGCTTGCGGTGTTGCTGGACCCAGGGGATTCTGGATCAATGGCCATTCCTTGCTGGAATCCTGGTACACCCATAGAACCAGGAATGGCACCAAGTGCTACACCACCAAGACCAGCGGCAAGTGCGCCGGCAGGAACTAAGCCTGCAGCAGCAACCTTCCCATAGGAACGAACTGTTGGTCCCATTCCTTTTTCGTAAGGTGCGTTAAGAGACGGGTTAACCGGACCTTGAACAACTGCACCTTTGCCGACAGTGCCAGGGGCAATAGGAGCTGCAAGAATCTCTTCCTTAGTTAAACCACTTGCTTTTCGTCCTTTTGCAATAGCACCTGTTCGTGCCGCTAATGCAGGTGCATAACGACCAGCTAGTTGTAAGCCACCATAAGCACCCAGGCCACCTGCAGCGCCCGCAAGAATTGCAGAACCTGGATCTTCACCTTGAGAAAGGGCGTACCCACCCGTGGCTAAGCCAGCGGCAATAGGTACGCCTATTTTAAGAGCGCCACGCATGGCATCACTCCATCACAAACAGTTTGTTTGCAACAACTTGAGGCTGAGCTTGGTTGAGAAGGCGCCAAGCATTGCTGGGATCAACATCCATTTGTTGCTTAAAGCTACCCCAGAAGTTTTCAGGTTGTTGAGGAGCGGAAGCAGCAGGAGGTGCAGGGAATTGACCCAGGGTTTGCTGAATCGGGTTAGTGGGATAACCACGGGTTTCAAGCTGGGACTCATCCTCATATACAGGATATGGGCCTTCAGGACCAAAGAACTTCAGCGTGTAATCGCTAAGAACATCGGGATTGGTCAGGATCTCGTTATACGCCAGGTTCTCTTGGTGCTCAGCAACAGAGAATTCGGCATAACGTTGCAAGGTCTCTTGTGCTTTGCTGCCCCAGGCAACAGCACTGTCAAGCATGGCTTCCAATTGGAGGCCATAGTTATTTAGGATTGCGGGAGCTTCTACCCCGTACGCGTTTACCACGTGGCGGGTTTCCGGATCCCAGTCCAGAAGGTTCGCCACGTCCTCCAAGGATTGAACCGAGTAGGTTTGGGAAGAGTTGGGCGAGGAGATCTGGTTGGGTGACCAGGTCTGCTGAGCCGATTGTTGCGTAGCTGGGCTGCTGTACTGCTGACCGTAGTTGGCCGGTGCGTACCT